TCCAACGAGGAGAACGCGGCAGCGAAGAAACGGGACACGTCAACCAACTCACGGAGGACACCGAATGGGACCTAAAGGTCCAAAGTTTGCAACCCAGTCTTGAGCTGGGACGTCGTAGCCGTCACCAGAATCTTGATCTGGGCGGCATTGGGCGTGTCGGCATCGACAGCTCTGAACAAGACTACCAAAGCACCGGGGGCGTCAGCGGACGAATTGACCGGGCGACCAACATTGACCTTGTACTCGGTGTTAACCGATTGAAGGTCGCTGTACCACTTAGCCTGCTTCAGCTCACGGACAACATCCCAATCCAAGGCGGTCGCGGAAGCAACCGAAGTGGCGACCACCACGAGCATTTGGACCCGGACATCTCTCTTGAGAAGACCGCATTCGACCCTGATCTTAAGGGAAACCAACTCGAACTTGCTCGGGAGAGCCGGCGCGAATTGGCTGAATTGCCTCAAGGTAGAAGCTCCGGAGAAAGGGAGCACGCACTTCTTGTCGGTGAACCAAGCCACGGGTTGGACGATCTGCGAGATATGATCGACATTCTCGCGCGGTCCTGGGGACGCGGACCAAAACAGAGCCGAGGTATTGACCTTAGCGACGGGACGGGAACCGGAACCAGACGGACGAACTGCACCTCCACTAGCTTTCTGAGCGGCCGAACGGGCAACGGCGGAGGCGTAAGCCTTCCCACCGAACGGGAACCATTTGCCAGCCTTCTTGAGAGCAGCAGTCTGCTTAGCGGAGAGATTTGCGATGACGGGGGCCATTGATCAGACAATTGTTACTAAGAAAATGTGTATAGGTGAGGGAAGTAACAATGAAACCTTCCTAAAGTCGGTGAGTTCGGCAACAGACTCACACCCACACACATAATCTAGTAAACACTCAAGAGGGAACCGTCATCACTCATATAATGAATGTTGATGGGAACCTCCTGAGCGACTGAAACGAACTGATCAAAATTACAATGCGACAACGACTCGATCATGTCAAACCAATGTTCGACTGTGGCGACGTCTACATTGTACGTCAAAGCATTCAACCTGAGGATGTCAGCGAAAGCGACGTCGATCTTCAACTTCGAACACCAATCACGTAGGGATACCTGCACCTGATAGAAATGATCGGCCTTTCTGATCGACATGGCCATGAGCTTGAAGAGCTTCCGCCTGATGTTTGGCGCCAAAATACCGTCAGCTTGGACGAAGCCGCAAAATGCAGCAACATCGCTCTCGGACACCGTGAGGGCGTAACCGCAAAACTGGTTGATCTCGGCCATGCGCTCGGGCAGCAACTTAGGTTCAATGGCGAACAGGTTGAGGTCATCTCCTTGAGTGAAGATGGCGGCATCCGATTTGTAATCCATGACGTACAGAACGATGGCTGTCTGCAGAAAGCTGTTGTTCTTCAAGGTCCAAGGCATTCCGGAAGGCATGATCCATTCCAAGTGAGCGGTGAACTGCTCGCCTTTGAGAGTGTAAGATCTGATCATGTCGTAATACATAGTCAGGAAGTCCTTGTTAAACCCGAGAAGACAGTCAAACTCATACATGATACCGTGAGTGAACTGGTTCTGCATGGAGTCCATGGCAACAGCGTCGAACGTGACGTTAGTAGTACCGGGAATTCTTGAACATGCGGCCGTGTACTTGCGCGCTGCCTCCTCAACCGAAATGCCGTTGTTCCAAACCACGTTATCCTTGAG